TGCACTAATTATTGAAACTCACAGAGCACTGCTCAAGGATCTTTATGACTATCGCTATGATGAAGAACCAGCAGAGGCCATCACTGAAGATCCTCCTGCCCCCAAATTCAGTCTGAAGATGTTAGAGGGGGGTTGAGATTTATAATTAAGTTTAATGGTGATTGGCTAGGTTCGCTACCGAAAAGAGAACTCTTCACTCTCCTGCCCAATTACTTAAAATGTGAAGATTCTTTGAAGGAGATAGTATGGAAACAGAAATTTGGAAAGATGTAGTTGGCTTTGAAGGTAAATATGAAGTGAGCAACACGGGTAGAGTAAAGAGCGTTGCTAGATTTCGTAAGAGTAAAGGCGGATGTGAAGCACTGATTAGAGAAAAGACTCTGACACCTAAACAAAATAAGTCTGGATATCTGACAGTACATCTAAGAGATAGTGATGTTAACAAATACCCACTTATTCATCGTCTTGTAGCAGAAGCATTTATTATTAATTATGAAAACAAGAATACTGTAAATCACATTGATGCTGACAAGACGAATAATTGTGTAACTAATTTAGAGTGGAATACCTGTACAGAACAGATGCAACATGCTGTAGTTAATAATCTATTGGAAATTCGTGGTGCGTCTAAATTTACAAAGGCATATAAAAAAGAGATTTTCGATTACTACCAAGTTAACAATATTAGTGTTAAAGCACTATCGGAACTTTTTGGTGTTAGTGAACGAACAGCAGGACGTATTGTAAATCACGGAGTGAAACCTAAAACTACAAAACGTATTCTAAAGAATGGTGATATTATTGTTGAAGATATTCTTACTAAAGATCAAGTGGCTAACATTAAGGAACTTCGCCAACAAGGTATGACCTATGAAGCAATTGGAAAGATTCACAACAGAAGCATTTCTCAAATCTTCCGTATTGTTAAAGACCAGTCTAGAACAACGGAGATTGAATAATGGCAAGAGCGAAAAAGATTATAGGAACTAAAACTAGAGGTGTAAAAGAATCAGAAGTAATCTTTGCACCTTGCAGCAAACCTCAAGAGGCTTTCTTGGAGCAAGATAATGCTGCATTTTTCACATTATATGGTGGTTAGTTAATACTGCTGGGCCTCCATTCAACACCTGCTTAATCGGTGAACTCTAAGGTGATGAACTCACTATGACAATACCGAGCCAAACTGAAGTTTAAGTAACTTCATGTGTGCGTAGAGACTATCGAAAACACTACGAGAGTAGGAAGTGAGTAGAGTAGAGTTCAAGCGAACTCGAAACAGCAGGGTGCCTAATTTATTAGGTTCAAGATATAGTCCGATCCTCAAGGAAACTTGAGAATATTCTAGCAAGATAAGCAATAAATACTGAATTTACCAGTCGTCGGCAGGTGCAGGTAAGTCAGCAGCAATCCTAGGTTCCATCCTTCCAATTTGTCACCATCCAGGTACAAGAGCAATTATCATTCGTCAAACTACCCGAATGCTTGCCGGTGTAGGCGGCCTATTTGATGCAGCTATTCAACTATTCTATAAAGTTGATCCAAAATTACGTATCAATAATAAAGACCTAATCATTACCTTCAGTTCAGGTGCAGTCGTTCAATTCACCTATCTAGATAAACCTCAAGACAGAAACAGTCTACAAGGTAAAGAATACTCATTCATGGCATTTGACGAGTGTCAGCAGTTATCCGAAGACAATGTACTCTACGCTCTATCGCGCTTGCGCAGTACCATTGTAGATTACCCTGTCCGTGCTGTAGCTACGTGTAACCCTGATTATAACTCCTTCCTGCGTAAGTGGGTAGAGTTCTGCTTAGATGAACGTGGTATCCCTATTCGTTATCCAGACCATAATTATCCTCTTAGATATTATGTTAATACAGGTAATGGAGGTATTCGTTGGTTTGATAACCTAGAAGAAGCTACAGCTATCTACGGTAACAAACGAGATTCGGGTATTAAATCATTTAGGTTTATTCCAGCTACCGCAGAAGATAACAAAGTTCTTCTTAGGACTAACCCTGAGTATCTAAGCACTCTACGTTCGCTCCCTCGTGTGGAAATGGAACGTCTGCTATTAGGCTCGTGGTATGCCCGTGAATCAGCTTCAGGTTACTTTAAACGTGAATGGGTAGAAGTAGTAGATACGCCTAACTATAGCGCAAATAAGCGCGTTCGTGTATGGGACTTAGCATTCTCAAAACCTTCTGAAGTTAGACCAGACGTTGATGCTACTTGTGGAACTTTAGTATCTAAGGATAACTTAAATATTTATACTGTAGAAGATTGCTTCCTTATGCGAGATAGAGTACATGAAGTAGAAAGAGCTATCTTTAGCATTGCAGAGAAAGACGGGCGAGAAGTAACGATTGTTCTTCCTCTAGACCCTGGAGCTACAGCAGGAGCTTATTGTAGAGATTTATCTAGACGCTTATCGGAAAGAGGATTTCACGTAAAGCTAGTTAAACCTGAGAAGGGTAAGCAACAGAGATTCCTTCCTTTTGCTAGTGCAGCAGAGGCTAAGTTTGTTAGATTCGTTAATGGAGATTGGTTAGAAGAAGCATTTACAGAGCTAGAGAATATGGATTTCTCACATCATACACATGATGATGTAGCAGATACCCTAAGTGATGCTTTCTTTGTTCTAAATAAAGAGACTACTCTGCCTATCTTTAATGTTCCTGACCTAGCTATGAACTCTCCTAATAGAATTCCTTCTGTTACTTCTGTACCTACATCTGGAGCTACATTGCCCAAATCATTTGTCTAGTTATAACTATATCTGGAAGCTAGATTCTTATTCATAAAACAATACAGGAGAAATTATGCCGAGAAAGAAGACTGAAGAAGTCTCTCAGCAAACAGAAATTAGCAAAGCCGTAAATGCAGGAGATACACCCGAGAAGTTTAAGCTATCAGCTATTGGTTCATCTGGGCTTAATATTTTTTCGGGTGTCACCTACGATGAACTTCAGCAGGATCTACAGTGGCCTAATTCCATCTTAACTTACAAGAAGATGACATACAGTGTCCCTGTGAATGCTTGCCTATCTCTATTTGAAAATCTTATTAGTAAAGTTAAATGGAGGGTTAAACCTCCTGTGAATGCTACAGCACAAGAGCTAGAGCAAACTAAATTCGTTGAAGAATGCCTTCATGACATGGATAGTTCGTTTAGGGAAGTAATCAAGGATTCCTTAAGTTCTAATATCTATGGTTTTGCTATTCAAGAGAAAGTTTATCGTAAGAGACTTAAAGAGAATGGCAGTTTATATGAAGACGGTAAGATTGGCCTAAAGAAGATTTCTCTGCGGAACCAAGAGACTATTGACGGTTTTCTATTTGATGAGAAGACTGGAGATATTAAGGGTGTAAAGCAAAATCTTGATTTGGTTAGCAACCTTTATAGTAGAGCACGTAAGGGAACGGTTGTTATACCCCGCAGCAAATACGTGCATATTACGGTAGGTCGTAATCGTAGTGATCCTTTCGGTAAGAGTATGCTTCGGGATGTATATATGGCATGGAGGTATCTTGAATGCCTACAAGAAATGGAAGCTACTGGAGTACAGAAAGACCTTAATGGATTGCCACTTCTGCGCGTACCAAGTCAACTAATGTCTAGTGATGCTTCTCCTGAACAGAAACTTATTCTAGAAAATCTTAAGAATATTCTTCGTAATCTACAGAATAACTCTCAAGCTGGTGTAATGCTTCCTTCTGCTGTAGATGAAATGACGAAGACTAAACTCTTTGATATCGAGTTACTTTCTACTGACGGTAAGAAGAATTACAATGTATCTGATATTAAAACTTATTACCAAAATCAGATTTATATTGGACTCGGCGGTGATTTACTTGTTTTAGGTACTAATGGAGTAGGTTCATTTGCAGTTGGTCAACTTAAGTCTTCTCTGACTGGCGCAGCTATTGAATCAATGCTAGACAATATTGTTGAATCCTTTGAACGAGATGTTGTAAGGCAGTTATATGAACTCAATGGATTTACTGGACGCTTCTGTGAGATTGACTATGAAAATCTTCATGCACCAGATCTAGAGTTAATTAGTAAATTCTGGCAACGAGTTGCTACATCTGGGTTAGTTGAACTTGATCGTGATGTTCTTAACTCTATTCGTTCTTCTATTGGTATTGATACTTACCCTGATGATGAACCCCCTAAGTTGGATATTCTGACAGGTAACTCTTCTCGTGCTGGTGATGGTATGGCAGTAGGAGGATTGAATGGTACAAGTTCTAATCCTTCATCTTCTGATACTAGCACTAATAACCTAGAGAATGCAGCATGATACTTAGTAAAATCCGTATGCGTTTAAACTGTCTTATTTTCGCTGTCGGATTATGGTTAAACAATAGAATGAAGTCTTCTTTATTTGTAACAAGGTCAGTAGGTCTAAAAGGATTAATTCCGCATTTTGGACACATTACTTACAAGAATAAATTTATAATTATTGAAGACTATATTCCTAGGAAGCGAAAGACAGGTATTGTAGATAAGGGTGACTCATTTGTTCTATTTGATGGAATGTATAGAGCTAGAGTCTATGAATTAAAAGCAGTATCTACTTCGGATACTTTATTTGCAGTTAGAAAAGAAGTTTTATTCAAGTATAAAGGAGGATTTAGTGACAGACATTAAAAAGATGGAATTTAGTGACGAGACAGGCC